GATCACTCAACCTTTGAACACCTTATTCATATGTTTCTTTGCTGTCTTGCTGGTCTAGGTATCGGCACCCTAGCAGTCTGGGGTTACAATCAAATCAAATCAAACAAGAACCATAATCCATGAAACTATTTCTTGATACTGCTGATGTAGATGAGATCAGCAAAGCTTACGAAACAGGACTACTGGATGGAGTGACCACCAATCCTACTCTAATCCTCAAGTCGGGTAGGATACCACAAGATGTCATCCGAGAGATCGGACAGTCCTTCCCTGCCCTCGACAGCATCTCTGCTGAAGTTGTAGCAGATGATGTCAATGGTATGATGGAACAGGCAGAGGAATACATTTGTATGGATGGTAACATCACTATCAAAGTTCCTATGACTGTTCCTGGGTTACAAACTTGTAAGGCACTGTCTTCTATTGGACACTCTGTTAATGTGACACTTGTGTTCTCGTTGGCACAGCATATTCTTGCTAAGAATGCAGGAGCAGAATATGTTTCTCCATTCGTAGGCAGGTGGGAAGACAATGGGATTTGTGGCGTAGATCTTATCAATAAGATCTATGAATATAATAGTAAAGACATTAGTTTTTACAATGGATATAACACCAAAACCCTAGCAGCATCTCTACGTGATGTCCGTTCCGTAGAAGCTTGTGCTCTTGCTGGCGCTGACGTTTGTACCATGCCACCAGCAGTGTTCTGGAAGATGTATAACAACATCATGACAGACAAAGGGTTGGAACTATTCCAAAAGGATTGGGACAATGTTACTAGGTAAAGCACTATTGTTTATTTCAATACCATTTGTTTTAACTACACTCTACTTTGGAGCAAAGAAAGGTGGATACTATGACACCGATATGTACAAAGGAAATGGAACCGCTCACTAAGAGGCGGTATAATTTTGCTTTGTCTTCCTTTGCCAGAATGTATACTCCACCAAAGGTGACACAAGAAATGTCTGACTTTTGTTTAGGTTGGGCACTACATGACGAAGAAGCACCATTAGATTGCTTACGTCATGTTGACACATACTTTAGAGATTTATGGATCGAATCACAGAACTAGAAAACGAAAACCGCTGGTTAAAAGAAGAGATCAGAAGATTGAGACATCAACTGGCTATGAATGACGAAAAGAAATGGGCACATCCAAACTCTTGTTTACACAACAGCGATCCGTGGGCAACGTGGAAATCTCCCAAATAATCATTCTAGTTTTTATGCTTTCCTTTGGAGTTTTTTTATTTTTGGTTTCTATTTTTACTGACCAATGAATCTTTTAATAAAGACCCTGTTTGTGGGGACACCAATAGTAACATTACTTGTTTGGGGATGTACACATGCTTATCCTGGTTAGGCATATAATGGAGAACCCTATTAGTCTGGGGTTTCTAGCGACACTGCTGATCGTTGTTCCAATAGCAGGTATTTGGGCTATACATAAATATCATTGGGAACATTGGGAACCATTTACAAAAAATAAACATTGACTTGAAGGACTACATTAATGTATTATAGCCATTGCCATGAGGATAAGATCATCCGTGAAAGATTTTATCCAGACTATGATTACAAAGGTGTTATGGTAGAAGTTGGTGCTGGTCCACCGACATTCATCAGCAACTCAAAGCACTTTAGAGATTCTGGATGGAGAACAATATCGATTGATCCTAACCCTAAGTTTGTCAAGCAACATAAGGAAGAGGGTAGTGAAATCTACCAGTATGCTTGTTCTAATACGGAAGGTTCTTCTCAGTTCACCATTAACTATAATAGTGATGGAACTTATACACCTGAGTCAGATGGTGTAAGTTTTTCTGCCTTAGATATTAGACATAAAAATATACCTAGTCATAATAAGCAAGAGACTATCACAGTAGAAACTGTTAGGCTGAACACTCTGCTTGGTAGGATTGGTGTTGAGAAAGTTGATGTTCTTTCTATTGATGTAGAAGGATGGGAGATGGAAGTTCTATCAGGATTTAGTATACAAAAGTATCAACCTGATGTTATAATGCTGGAGAATCTCACCAGTGATCCAGCATACTCAAAATATATGAAGCAATGTGGTTATAGTTTATACGACTATGTTGGTGGCAATCAAATCTTTATAAGCAAAAATCTAATGACCGAAACATCTACACATCAGGACACTAAGCAAGATATTATTGAACTTTATGCTAAGAATGATGCTTTGTATGGTATATGGGGGTGGTGTAGCTTAGATAAAGCAGGGAGTATTGTTGACTGTATTAGTGACATTTGTAGCAAACAAGAGTCTCCTATCTGTGTTGAGATTGGTGTGTATGGAGGAAAGAGTGTCTTCCCTGTGGCAATGGAACTCAAGCGTAATGGTAAAGGAGTTGTTCATGCCATTGATCCTTGGTCTAATGAAGAAGCAATCAAAGAATATGAAACTGTTAACTCCGATTATTGGGGTAACGTAAACCTTCCTTGGATTGAAAATGTTTTTAGGACCACTATGGAGGAGACAAGAACTTCCGACTATATTAATATCCACAAGTGTCCTAGTGATGATGCTCCTGAGTTTGAAGAGATTGATTATGTGTACATCGATGGACAGCATACATCTCAGGCATTTAGAGATGTAGATAAGTATGCCTCTAAGGTTCGTGTTGGTGGATACTGTCTGATTGATGATGTTAACTGGGGTAAACTGGTAGCACTTCCTTTCTACTTGGAGTCTTTAGGATTTGAAAAGATATGGTCGGTTGATCAGTGCTTCATGTATAGAAGGACTAGAGTATCTGGATTAGATGTTCATGTAAAAGAAAATAAACTAGAGGATGTAGGAGAACCAGTTGATGATTCTGGATATAGTTTCTACCAATATCCACATCATATGCAATGGCCTGAGAGTTGGGATACTCAATATGTTCACTGGATCCAGCATGAGATTCTTAGAGATAGAGTTTATAGGTGGTATCGTGACGTAAAAGAAGGTGATGTTGTTGTTGATTTTGGATCTAGTTGTGGAGCTTATCACATCACAATCCTTGATCAGAAACCATCCAAACTCTATGCCGTCGATGGTGATCAAGACGCAATAAGAATGTGTAAAGAGAACACTAAAGAACTGGTAGAAAAAAATAGTGTACCGTATGATATTACCCGTGGTTTCTTTGCTCACGATGATAGTGGACTAAGAGATATCATTCTTCATCCAGAGAACTATCAGAATCTGGATTACTGGAAGGGCATTTATGGCGATGCTAATCTGATCAAGTTCAATGAGTATATTGCCGAAAAGAATATCGATCATATTGATTTTCTTAAAATGGACATGGAAGGTGGGGAGTATGAAGTGTTTTCTACAGATGAAAACGTTGACTACCTACTCAACAATGTAGAGTTCATCGCCATGGAGTGCCACCTATTGATTGATAATCGTCTCGGTGAAAAGTATATTAACTTCCATCGTGAAAAGTTTATTGAGTTTAGGGACAAGCACCTCCGTAAGTTTAAAGCATACAAAGCATTTGGTGATGTCTTTTATGGTGCTGGAGTACATCTAGATCTATCTGAAAAAATCTGGGATAACAACTGGGTTTATAGTTATGATAAAGCCTTCATGATTTATCTTGACAATGGTGACAACATTCCTAGAGAAGAGAAAGAACCAGTCTGGGCTTACAGTCAGGATGTACAAAGTTCTTGCTGGATTGTTGACAACTTCTACAAAGATCCTGCTGCTGTTAGAGAGTTTGCTCTCAATCAGGATTATCATATTGGTGGTCTGGGTAGAGGATACATTGGCAACAGAACTCACCAGCAGTTCCTGTTCCCCGGTCTTAAGGAAAGGTTTGAGAGTATCATGGGTAAGAAGATCACTGCCTGGGAGGAGCATGGTATGAATGGCAGGTTCCAGTGGTGTCCTGCTGGACAACCTCAGGTTTGGCACTGTGATTCTCAAATGTGGGGAGGTATGTTATACTTGACACCTGATGCTCCCTACTCTCTTGGCACCACCATGTATGCTAACAAGAAGAGTAGAGCAAGAACGTATCGTGATCCAGGTTGGGATGTTTCATGGGTAGAAGATGGTGGAGATGCTTCACCTCATTTAGATGGCAAAGACTGGGAACCAGTAGATGTACTTGGTAATGTGTATAACAGACTTGTTATCTTTGACGCTGCTTGTATCCATTCCTCTTCTGGTTACTTCGGAACCAAGAAAGATAACTGCCGCCTGTGGCAAATGTTCTTCTTTGATACTGAATCTTGACACCAGACCCAACACCCGCTATAATATGTACTGAGGATTAAATCCTATGAAAATCGAAGTTTACTCCATACCGGGGTGTCATTATTGTGTTAAGTTACGAAGACTCCTAGATCGATCTAATCTCGAATATATACAAACAACAGTTACTAATACTGCCGAGTTCAAAGCATTACATCCAAACTGTAAGGGGTTTCCCTGGGTCTTTGTTGATGGTGTAGAAGTCGGAGGTATTATAGAGACTGCTAAGTTGTTACTACAAAAGGGGTTAGTTAAAAGAAGAGGATGAATGAAGACTTATGCTGGATTATCGAAAGAGCTATCGACGATGCTTTTGCTAAAGACAAATACTTATTAAACTTCTATAAGTTTCTTGAGAATCAGAAAGCAAAACGAAAAGATGCCACAGAGTTTTTAGAAAACAACTCTGCTAATATTAACTATCTTATCGATGAACTTAATCTTTATGTTGCTGGTGGAAATAAACAACTGCTGGAAGCGTATAGGCACATCGGAAAAACAAAGGCTAGAAAAATCATTGCTTACCTAGAAAAGATTATTCAAGATGCTAAGGACTATGAGTATGACAAACGTCCAGGACGGAGAAAAGGATCCAAGAACAAACGAAGAACAATCCATAAATAGAGGTGTGGAGCTAATGCTCAGGAGGGATAAAAAGGAACCAGAAAAAGCTGGGTTCAGATTTTTCCAAACATTGACCCTCCTAAAAAGAAAACTTTACATTGGTGTAGAGTTTACTTGGAGGAGGGTAGAAGACACCTAACTCGGAGTTACCTATGGAATCCCAAACTATAATGTTTGTTGCTATAGTTGCAACCATTCTTTGCTTTGTGGTTGGATTCATAGCAGGTTGGTTTGTTAATGATATTGTATACAATACCATCCAGCAAATGACTACGCCTAGACTACATCCAGAACTAGAAGGCATCAGTGTAAACGAAGAACTTCTATCAGTAAGAGTTATCAGGGAGGATGACGAAGAGGATGATTATTATTGACATGAATCAGATTATGATCAGTAATCTGATGACACAGATTAAAAAAGCTGTGTTGGATGAGAACTTAGTTCGTCATCTAATATTGAAGAGTTTATCCCGCTATGAAAAAGAGTATGAAGATGAGTACGGTGAAGTAGTTCTTGCTTATGATAGTAGAAACTATTGGAGAAAAGAATACTTCCCGTACTACAAATGGTCTAGAAAGAAAGATAGAAAAAAGTCTGGTCTTAACTGGAACTCTATCTTTGATCTACTGAACCAAATCAAAGAAGAAATCAAAGAACATTTCCACTACAAAGTGGTAGAAGTTGATGGAGCAGAAGCAGATGATGTGATTGCTGTTCTTTGTAAGAATAAAAACCCAAGAGAAAGAATACTAATCCTTTCTGGAGATAAAGATTTTATTCAACTCCATAGGTATCCAGGGGTGGTACAATACAATCCTGTCACTAAAAGGTATGTAACATCGGATAACCCATGGACTTATATCAGACAACATGTTATTAAGGGCGATAAGTCTGATGGTATTCCTAACTTTTTATCTACTGACGATACATTTGTCAAAGGGATTAGACAAAAGCCCATCAGTCAGAAAAAGTTAAACGTTTGGGTTAAACAAGACCCACAAGCGTTCTGTAAAACTGAGGAGGAGTACAACAACTACATCAGAAATCTTACACTCATCGATTGTGATTATATTCCCGAGGAGATTGTACAAAAAATCCTAGATGAATACAACTCACTAAATAATATCGAGAAGAAATTCCCACATGAATACTTCCACAAGCATCAGCTTAATGAACTTATGGATAGGTTCTATGTGTCCACTGTAAACGTTGCTATGTATAGTAAAAATGAAACTGTTAGTGTCTGAAGTCTTACAAAAAGTAAGCAATGCCAAAACTAAAGCAGATAAAGTAAAACTTTTAAGGCAGTATAATACTAATGCTCTTCGTTCTATTCTTATTGCTAGTTATGATGAGAGTGCCGAGTGCCTTCTTCCGGAAGGAGAAGTTCCCTATACTGCTAATGATTCTCCCAAGGGAGAGGAGCATACATATCTAGAGCGTGAGTTTCGACAACTTAGATTGTTTTATAAAGGCGGGGCAACTGGTCTAACTCCTCTCCGTAGAGAAGCACTGTTCATTCAGTTGATTGAAGGTCTACATGCTGATGAAGCAGAGGTTGTGTGTCTTGCTAAGGACAAGTCTTTGAATAAAAAGTATCGTATCACTAGACAAGTAATCGAAGAGGCATTCCCTCAGATTGTTTGGGGCAAACGTTCCTGATGAGGGTTAAAATACTACACAAAGACTGTGATCTTTCTGTGGCAAACACTAGGGATTTACCATACAATAGTTACATTGTAACTTACATTGAAGATGGGCGAGTTTGCTACGACATAGTACAACCAAGAAAACAAATGGAAATCTTTGATGACTACTGGGACAAGTATAGAGAAAACTTTAAACCACCCTGGTATCAGTCAGAAGGTAGGGTCAATCCAAAACTATGGCAAGACCCTAACGCCCCCAAGAAGAAGGGTTGACATCCATAAATATATGTGGTAGTATTACCATACGTTCAACCCACTTCGGTGGGTCGCAAGTAAGTCGCGGAACGGAGCGTTCATCCCATGCTAGAGTTACTTCTATCAAGCACACTCACCTGTCAACAATCTGATGCTA